AAGGTTACCGGAGAGTAAAAACGCTTCATTAACCCCGATTACAGTTGACATGAACCCAATACAGCTACAGTTTGGTGCGGCTTGACGTTAAAAACCAAAAAAACGCAAGTGGAGGGCCGCAAATGCCGGGAATTTTGGGCGATGCTTCAACCACTCAACCAGATCCCACGCTAGGGCTCATCTCAGAGACACATCTGGCCGCGTTGCTTAACGTGAAGCCCACTACATTGCAAGGGTGGCGCGCTGCGCTCACTGGTCCCGATTTCGTGCGGTTGGGTAAGGGCGTTTTCTACCGACAAGCCGATGTTGAAGAGTGGATCGCCACGAAGATCACCCTCACAAACCGCACCTCCTAAGTCCACGCTCCTGCGGTCATGCGCACCCCTTCACGCCGGGGCCGCTGCTGAAGTCGGCCTGAGATCATCCCCGCCATGCCATTGTGCGCTGCGAGAGCAGCGTATTGCAGCGCATCAACAATGTGGCTGTAACGGTTTTTGTCCGGGACAGGGCGGCGCTGCCCACTCCTTGTCTTCGCGTAGCGGTAGCCCCCAGCCAGCGCACGGATCAGTTCGGGGCACCCATCACGGTCAATCAGGATGGCGGGTCCGCCGTCACGCTGCGCCAGCAGGAACGCCTCGATGGCCCGCAAGCGCGGGTCCAGGTCGTTGGTCGGTGCGGGGAAAGCCATGAACCCCATGCGCTTCATAACGTCGAAAGTTGTTTCCTCATATATAGACGAGCGTTGCTTCCCGGCGGGGTCACCCACGATAGCTATGGGGCGAGCGAGAAATCTCACCTCCTGAAGCGCCGGACGGAGCGAACGCTCCACATGGATTTCCAACCCAATGTCCTCGGCGATGACTTCGCGCATTACAAGCAGCCGCCCCTTGTGATCGAGCTGGCAGATGATGGAGCAGGGGTCACGACCGAAATCCTGACCCACGATCAACGGATGACCCATCACAGGCATCACATCATCCACAACGTGGAACGACGACTTGAAGCTATCTTTGAACACCGCAGTGCCGCTCGGGTCGTCGCCGTATTGGGCGTGGACATATCTTTTGCACCAGTCCTCGGAGTTTGAGCGAATGAAACGCTCGTAGTAGCTGCGCCCCTGCGCCACCCGTGCCGTCGCATTCACCGGCATCCTGAGCGTCTCTGGGGTCTGGGTGAGCCACTCCAGGTTCTCGGCAACGGGCTCCATGCCGCCCGGCTGGATGAAAATCTGCCAGTCAGGTGGTGTGTCCTGCGCCATGAACTTGTGCCACGGCGTCCCCTCCGAGGGCATATTGGTGTCGGCGATCATCCCAAAAAAAGTTGCGCCGCCCATCGATGGGAAAGGATAGCGACCCAAGCGGCCCGCCAGCGGGCTCACCAGAGCGCTGTCCATCTCGATACATTCGGAGAGCCACGCCATCGTGAGCTGCATGGAGAGGAGGCGGCGCTGGTCTTCGGGGGTGTCCAGCGGGATCAGGAGCCACTCACTGCGGACGTCACCTATAGATATGTAGATGGTGTTGTCGCTGACTTTGTACTCCGCGATACCCTCCAGCCATGACAAAACATCCTTGAGGACGGTGTCCTTGAGCTGCTTGAGCGTCTGTCTGACAATCGCCATCCTCGTGTGCCGGAGCCCGTCATGTGCCGGTGCTTGCTCACAGGCGCGTCGGAATAGCTCGAACAAACAGGCGGTGGTCTTGCCCGATCCCACCGGCCCAGCGATGAGCCGTCCGAACGCATTGCTCTTCATGAAGCGGGCGCAGGTGGGGGGAGCGGCGTAATTGATGGATGGCATCAGGAAAACACCTGCATGAGGATGACAAGGAATAGGGAGAGAATGGCGATGCCGAAGAGCAGCGCCATCATGCAGAAGGCGTTCAGGATCATGCGCAAAACCGCCATCAAACCATCTCACCATCGATAGTGACCGGCCCGGCGGTCTTCTCAAACTTCAACTGGTTGTCCGCCCCAAGGTTGATCGTCACGGAAAACTTCTCTCCGGTGGCCTCAACACCCACCCCTTGCTTGGTGAAACCAGCGAGATCGCGAATGAGTTTTCCCAGCTCGGTGCGGGACGTCAGCGTCTCGGTGCGGTCGTGCATCCGCGTGTACGCCTCGGGGAGCCACTCCTCGATCATCGCTGCAGACTTGAGCTTGACGCGCTCATGGGTGTTCAAAGCGGATGACCATGCAGCCGTTTCGGCTTCCAGCACCTGTAAAAAGCGGGGGTGTTTTTGTATAGTTTCCCATGAGTTTGGGTCGATTTGGTGTAGTTCTAATATAGTTTTGACTGGTAAGATGCCCAGAGCAAGTTCTCTCGCAAGTTTCACGAGAGTAACTTCGTTGAAGGTGGGAACTATCTCTGTTGATTGTGCCATGCCGCTACTCTATAATGGTTCGGACTGCGGTACTATACTATAGAGTATCGCAGATGGTCGAGCCCTAGGGCGACGGAGACCTTGCCGATGTTCACGACCGAACGCACAGGTAACGATTAATGGCTGACACGCTCGGCCAGCGCGGCGTCCTGCGCGTCGTCTCCCCGGCGCAGCTCGAAGCGGGCCTGCAGAAGCAGCACGAAGATCGCGCGAACGCGCAGGCTGCGGCCTCATCCCCCGAAATGACCAACCTCGCGTCGTTCGTGCGCGAGCAGTATTCGCTCATGCGGAACCACCGCAACAACTCAATGTCGGGCTGGAGCGAGCGGCTACTCTCTGCGCTGCGGGCGTTTAATGGTCAGTATGACGCCAGTAAGCTCGCTGAAATCCGCAAGTTCGGCGGCAGCGAAGTGTACGCCCGCCTGATCGCCATGAAGTGCAGGGGTGCGTCGAGCCTGCTCCGAGACGTCTACCTCACCCCTGATCGTGCGTGGGGGCTCGCCCCGCCAGACGATCCGGCTATCCCCCCAGAGATCATCCAAGCCATCACGCAGCTCGTGCAGAGCGAGTTGCAGGGGATGCAGCAGATGGGCGGGCAGGCTCCTGACGCCCACGGTATTCGTGACCGCACCCTCCAGTTGATGGAAGCGGCGCGTCAGGCGGCGAAAAAGAAAGCCGCTCTTCAGGCAAAAATTGCCGAAGACAAGATCGATGAGATACTCACTTCCGGCGCTTTTTATAAAGCGCTCGCCGAGTTCTTGGTCGATCTGCCCCTGTTTCCGTTCGCCTGTATCAAAGGCCCCATCGTCAGGATCGTGCCCACGGTGCAGTGGGTGAACGGCAAAGCGGAGGTGCAGCAGACCCCCAGGCTGTTCTGGAACCGCGTCAGCCCCTTTGATTTGTGGTGGACGCCGGGCGTATCGGACATCGAGGACGCCGCTGTTATCGAGCGCACGCGCGTCACCCGTGCCGATCTCAACGACCTCTTGGACCTGCCGGGGTACAACCACGACGCCATCCGTGGCGTGCTGGACGATCACGGTCGCGGGGGTCTGGCCGATAATTGGGACAACACCGATGCTGAGCGGGCGGTCATGGAGAGCAGGGAGAACCCCCAGCTCAACCGCTCTGGCCTCATCTCCTGCATTGAGTTCCACGGCAACGTGCAGGGCAGGATGCTGCTTGAGTACGGGATGGATGAGGAGCAGGTGCCCGACCCCCTGCGCGATTACTTCGTGCAGCTCTGGTTGATCGGGCGTTACGTCATCAAGGCGCAGCTCTCTCCGAGCCCCCGTAAGCGCCATCCCTACTTCATCACATCATTCGAGAAGGTGCCGGGCACACCTGTGGGCAACGGGCTCCCCGACATTCTCAGCGATATTCAGGATGTCGCCAACGCCTCGTTGCGGGCGCTGGTCAACAACCTGTCCATCTCTTCAGGCCCGCAGGTGGTGGTCAACGATGACCGTCTGAGCCCCGATGAGGACGGCGAGGACCTCTATCCGTGGAAGCGCTGGCACACGCAGAGCGACCCGATGGGTAACAACTCGCAGGTGCCGATCAGCTTTTTCCAGCCCGTGTCGAACGCGCAGGAGTTGCTGGGGGTCTATTCGCAGTTCAACCAGCTCGCCGATGAGCTGTCCGCCATCCCCAAATATATGGCTGGCACGGGTGTCGGTGGCGGGGCAGGGCGCACGGCGTCGGGGCTGGCGATGCTCATGGGCAACGCCTCCAAGATACTCCAGACGGTCGCCGCCAACATCGACCGGGATGTTTACCAGCCGCTGCTTGAGCAGCTCTTCGACATGCTGATGCTCACCGACCAGAGCGGGATGCTCAATGGTGAGGAGGCCATCACCGTGCAGGGCGTCAACGTCGCCATCCAGAGAGAAACCCAGCGCTCCCGCCAGCTCGAATTTCTTCAGATCACTGCCAATCCGATTGATGCCCAGATCGTCGGGCCTAAAGGGCGTGCAGCGGTCCTGCGCACCGTCGCTCAGACAATCGGCATGGATGGCGCGGAGATCATCCCATCCGAAGAGCAGCTTGAACAGATGCAGCAGCAGGCTGCTCAGCAGGCTCAACAGCAGGCACAGCTCGGCGCGCAGGCGCAGGGTGGGCAGGCCCCCGTTGGGGGCAACGTCACCAAGGATATGGGTCCTCGCACCAACATCACGGGCGGTGCCGGTTAAAGGAGAACGACGATGGCTATGGGTAAACAGCTTTCAAGCAAGAACGTCCCCGGCGTAAAGGCTGGCCCCACCGGCCTCGTGGGCAAGCAGACTAAGACCGGCACGCAGGTGCCCGGCCAGACTGCTTCGATGGGGCGCAACGGGCAGATCGCCAAGGGTGGGCCGACCGGCAAGGTGGGCAAGCAGAAGTCCGGCGTTGCGGCCAAGGCCGGTATGACGGCGTCCAACTAATGGACCTCCGCAAAATCAACTTGAAGCCAGAGCCGATGGGGCCATCGAAAACGGTGCGCCTGCCTCGGTCTCTGGTGAATAGGAAAAAAATGAGCTTCCCCGGCGTGAAGCGCGATTACCTCAAGGAAGAACTGAAAATCTCAAATCAGTTCGGCGCTGCGGGTTTTGGCAACACCGGCAAAGATGGAGAGAGCTGATGAATTACTCCAAGGCGAAGGGCCAGAGCTGCGACAAGCAGGAAGTCCTGCCCAGCCGGTTCGCCCGTGACAACATCACAGGCACCGACCCCCACAACCGCATGATGAACAACTATTCCAAGAAGGCCAAGCCGCCCCAGATGGGCGTCATGACTGGACCCTTCTCAATGCTGATGGGCCGATGAACCAACGCGACCTCATCATGAAAACAGCTTCGCTTGCGCGTAGAGCCCCCGAGGAATGGTCGGCATTCCTGGGCGCGTTCTCTGAGTATGCCGACCAAACCCGTGATCAATGTGTCTCGTCGCCGATTGACAGCGTTCTGATCGCCCAAGGCCGAGCCCGCGAATGCGGCTCGCTCCTTCGGCTGTTCACCGAGTGCCCAAAGACCGCCGACCAGATAATGGAGAAGAAGTAGTATGGCTCAGTTGCTCGCCGAACTCGACCCGAATGTGAAAATTCCGCCCGCCGTGAAGGCCCTCGCCGCCCGTGCGGACGCCGCGTTCAACGCCAACTATGCGCCAGATACACCAGAACAGCCCGAAGCGCCTCCTGAAGTCTCCGCAGAGGCGGCTGAGCAGGTGAGTGACCAAGTTGAAACCCCCGCGCAGGATTTTACTTCGAAAAGTAACGAGCCCAAGGGCGACGATCAGTCCTGGGAACACCGATATAAGAGCATGAAGGGTCGGTATGATCGGTCTGAGGGCCAGATCAGGGGCTTGAGCGACCAGATCGCAGGGCTGCAGAACGTGATCAGCACGATGCAGGTTGCCCCACAGACTTACGTCCCCAATGAACAAAGCGCCCAGCGCTTTATCACGCCTGAAGAAGAGCAGGACTATGGGTCCGAGTTCCTCTCGGTGGTGGGGAAGAAGGCGAAGGAAGAACTGAGCCCTGAAGTGGCGAAACTGCGGGCCGAAATCGAAGGTCTTAAGTCGCAAATGACGGGCGTCGGTAGTTACGTGCAGCAGGATGTTAGGTCCCGCATGGAGGCTACTATGAACGACCGCCTGCCAAACTGGCAGGATGTGAACACTAATCCTGAGTTCTTATCTTGGCTTAACTTGCCAGATCCTTATTCTGGTGTTAATCGTCATAGTCTATTGAAGACAGCTTACGAGCGGAACGACACCCCTCGTGTGCTGGCCTTCTTCCAAGGCTTCCTCTCTGAAGAGGCTGCTACGGCCCCCGTAAGCAACGGGCCGGACTTTTCTAGCGGCGCTGCCGTTCAAGAAAAAGTCCCGCTCGCAAGTTTTGCGGCGCCGGGCAGAGCCAAGACATCAGCGGCCAGCGCCCCTGTTGAGAAGCCGGTCTTCACCGCGTCCCAAATCTCCAAATTCTACGCAGACGTCCGTCAAGGAAAGTACGCAGGACGCGAAGCGGAGAAGGACCGTCTCGAACGCCAAATCTTTGCGGCGGGACCGGATGGGCGCATCAGATAGCCTCTTTCCAATAGGTCAACCACGATGGCATTTCCTGTAGCAGGCTCGGGTACAACCCCCGCTCTTTACCCCTCTGGCGGCACCGCCAACACCCTTCAGGCCAACGGTTTCATCCCCGAAATCTGGAGCGGCAAGCTCATCGAGAAGTTCTACGCCAGCACCGTGCTGTCGGCTATCTCGAACACCGACTATGAAGGTGAGATCAAGGGCCAGGGCGATAAAGTGAAAATTCGCACCAAGCCCACGATCACCATCAGCGACTATCGCGCTGACGGTCTTCTGACGCTTCAGCGCCCCTCGGGCAACATCATCGAGCTGAGCATCGACCAGGGTAAGTATTTCAATACGATCCTCGACGATGTCATGGACGTTCAGAGCGATCTGAACCTCATGAGCATGTGGTCTGATGATGCTTCCGAGCAGATGAAGATCGTCATCGATCAGGCAGTGTTGGGTGGCCTCCTTAACGGCGCTACCGCGACCTACAATCGTGGTACGGCTGCTGGTAGGATTTCCGGTGCGATCAACCTCGGTGTCACCGGCACTCCGCTCGCCGCTACCTCCGCTGCCGCTTCCGGCAAGGTGGATATCCTCTCGGTTCTCCTGCGCATGGGTCAGGCGCTCGACGAGCAGAATATCCCTGAGACGGGCCGCTGGGTCGTGCTCCCCACTTGGGCCGCTACGCTCATCAAACAGTCTGAGCTGCGTCAGGCTTACCTGTCTGGGGATGGTGTCTCCATGCTGCGAAATGGTCGCCTCGGGATGGTGGATCGGTTCACCATCTACAGCTCCAATCTGCTCCCTGCGGGTACGACTGGCGGTCTGGCGTCCGGTGAGTACGTCCTCTATGCCGGTCACTCGCATGGACTGACGTTCGCCTCTCAGGTGTCCAAGGTCGAGACGCTCCGCTCGGAGCAGACCTTCGGCACCGTGCTGCGTGGCCTTCAGGTCTATGGCTACAAGGTCGTGGACGGCACCGCGCTCACTCAGGCCATCGTCACGGTCGGCTAACAAGCTTGGAGCCCCGACTAACCTCGGGGCTCCTCCTCGTAAGGCCGCTCTGCCTCCCGACCACTGGCTCTTGGCCGTGGCGAGCAGAAATCGGGCGATGGCACCAATCTGAGGGACCGTGATGGCGCTCGTTACTGTAGCCGATTACATCCGTGACGCGCGTATCCTCTTGCAGGACACGGTCTCAGAGTATCGCTATGCCGACAGCGACCTCGTTGAGGCGCTGAATATCGCAATACGCGAAGCTGTCCGTCTGCGTCCTGACCTGTTCTTCAAGCTCCTCCGTACAGGGGGGGGCCTGCCGACTTACTCGTCGTCCACGACCTCGACCACTGTAGCTGTCGATCAGAGGTATCAGTCCTCGATGCTCTACTACATCGTCGGGTGGGTGCAGCTCCGTGATGACGAGAACACGCAAGACAGCCGCTCTGCCGTGCTTCTCAACAAGTTCGCCTCCCAATTCCTAACCATTCCGGCGTGAGGGGCAGATGGCTAACGCAACCACCAACGCCATTTTCGACAACGTCCGCGCTCGCTTACCCGGCGTAGCCGACGATCAGATCAAGCTCGAACTCTTCAACGTCGTCGATGAACTCGCGCGCGAGGCGCTTCGGGTCTCCGCGCCCACCGATGTTGACGCTGAGCCCGACACTTGGCTTACCAGCACGCTCTGGGTTCCAAATTACCAAGTCCTGCTAGAAGGGACGTTAGCAAGGCTCTACGCGCAGAACGGCAAGCCCTATAGCTCGCCGGAGTTCGCAAAGGCCCACTTCGACCGCTTCGCGATGTACTTAACCCTCTCGCGCTCGGAAGGTGCTTCTGCACCATCGAGCACATATGAGCGGGTTCTCTTCACCCTGCGTATGCGGGTGCCGGTCGCCCGCGATGCTGACTTGCAGTCAGCGATCTTTATCGCAGCGGATAAAATCCGCGTCGAGGCGTTGCTGCTTGCACCGCTGCTTGGGAACAACAACACACCCACTTCATGGCTCCCAGACGCAAAGTGGGACGTCTGCTACCAGTCGCTTCTCTTTGGGTCGCTGGCGCACCTCTACCTTGAAGGTAATAAGCCCTGGTCCGCCCCCGACTTGGGACAGGTCAATCTGGCTCTCTTCACGAAGGAGATGTCCCTCCTTCGGATCGACGAGGCTGCGGCCCCGGCGACTGTCTATCAGCGTGTCTTGAACGCCATTCGCGTGCAGCTCCCTGAAGCCCGCGAGAGCGTCGTGACCCTCGCAGCCTTTGGGGTCATCAACAAGATACGTGTCAACGAGCTGGACCTCGTTCCCTTGGTTGACGCCAACACGACCCCTTCAGGCTGGCTTCCGACTGACCAGTGGGACAACGCATACCTAGCGGTCCTCCACGGCAGCTTGGCGACCTTGCAGATGCAGACAGGTCAGCCGTGGCACGATCCCACAGCCGCCGCTGTAAACAACACGCTCTTCGACGAGCAGCTCAATATCCTTGGTACAGATGCTCTCGCCACCCCTTCGACGGTGTACCAGCGCATGGTCAACGCCGTCCGCGTGCAGCTCCCCAGCATTCGTGAGAGCGCAATTACTTTGGCTGCGTTCGCCATCGCTGACAAAATCCGGCTGGAGGCGCTTCAGCTCAC